CATGTTTCCGGTGATGCTCAGAGAGTCCTTCAGGACGACATTCGACGCGTAGATTCTACGAACGACGAGCGCGTTCGAAGCGACGACATTCCCCGTGATGGTGAGCGAGGTTCGTCCGGCCGTGCGCGTGCCCGTGATTGTCATGTTTCCCGCCATGAGTACGTTGGTCGTGAACAAGTTTCCCGTTGAAAGTGCATTTGCCGAGACGAGATTTCCGGTTGTAAAAAGCCTCGTCACGGTAACATCCGTGGGAATGTCCGGCTTTGAAGCCATTCTACTAGTGGTGTGAGAGAAAAACTACTTCTGATATGCCGAGTATGCATCCAGAACCTTGCGATTGATACGCTCCTCCAGCTCCTTGGTCATGGGTGGGGCGAGCGACGACCCATGGCGAGTCCAGTCGAAAAAATCACCCGTCTCGCTATCCGTGCCGTCCAGCATGCTGGTGGCCGGACCGAACGCCTCAAGTGCCTCGACCTCGTCGTTGGGGATCATGGACTCGAGCCATGCTTTCACCTCCGGGCCCACGAGGTATTTGTTGTCGTTCGTGACGAGCGTCGGCACGCGTGTAATCTGCTTGGAGGGCACACCCTGCTTCGCGACGTTATGAAAACGAACCACATGGAGCAGAGGGGGGTTCTCCTGAATGTACTTGATGACCTGGGCGCAAAACTGGCACCGATCACTGTATACCAGTGTCGCCATTACTTTCCCGTGAGGGATTTGGTGATTTTTTTTGACGCACTCATGTAAAGGATGAAGAGCCCTGACATGTTCATTTTTTTGCTCTTGGCGATCCTCGTGTTTATGGTTTGGAACCGTACGTCAGGCAAAGAGATGTTCACTGACGTGTCTGCGTCCAATCCGGTTGACCCGGCCACCATTCAGACGATCGTCAATGGTATCCAGGATCGCATACCTGACCTGTACCCCCTGCAGACTGTCTACATCAATCCCATGCAGGGCAGCCAGGGGTCGGTCATTTACAACGCTCGCATCTTGTTCCTGAACACGCGCGGCTATTTCGGCGTCCAGTACGACGTCCAGGCTGATTCGGCGGGCAATCTCATCAGCGTGACTGGCCAGGTGCAGCCACAGGCCAACGGTCCGTTCCAGGGATTTACCGAGTCTGACTCGTACCAGGACTTTGATTCGGTCGAGGCGGTGCTCGCCGAGCAGTTTGCAACCCTGAAGCAGAACGTCCCGGGTGTGGCTGAGAAGCTCGACTCGTGGCTGGATACCCAGCGTGAGCAGCAGCGCGGTCGTGCATTTGCTGACGCCCAGTCCAACTCCATGCCAGCCGGCTCGACCGATTCGCTGATCGAGCGTTCTATCACCGCGTGAATGCGTCGGCGACAAAACCTGCACACGTAATATGGTGGTTTCGGCCCGACAGCTCGCAGATCGCGAGCGAAAACGGCTCGACGGTCGAAAGGCTACATATAAAGCGATACTCGAGCAGTTTTCGCGTAAAATTTCAAACGCCGCGACGCTCGGCGCGCATGACATTGTGCTCACGACTCCCACGTTCGTCATCGGGTATCCTGCGTACGACGTGACGGCCGCGACGACATACCTGGAACGCCAGCTCGATCGACTCGGCTACTCGACGAGGCGAGCCATGGCGAACGCGATTCACGTGACATGGGAACGTCCCAAACCTTCGAATCACGTGACGGTCATCGATCACTCGAACGACCATGAGGTTCAACTTCCGACACTGGCAAACTTGGCCAAGACGGCGCAGAAGATTCGCTCGTCGGCTCGAAAATGAAATGTCCGTAGAGTATAAATGGACGTGGCAAAACTCATCGTCGTACTTCTCATCGTGAATGTCGTCTTCAGCGCGTTCGTCTATTCGTGGGCAACCGACGACGACATTACAAACCTTCCAAAGGAGCCCCGTGAACGGTTCATGGCAATCCTGTATTACACCGTGACGACGTCGACGTCGACCGGCTATGGTGACATTGTACCAAAGAGCACGCGTGCACGTGTCGCATCCATGTCGGTACAGATCGTCATGCTCGCTCTGATTGTGAAACGCATTCTAGAAAAGTGAAAACTTATTCTCGCGACCAATCAGCTTGATCGTCTGTGCCTTGGCCACCTTGAGACGATCGCACCGCATAGCAGCCTCCTCAGTCATGAGCTCAACCTTGTATGGCGCAATGAGTTGTCGGAGCTCATCGGCCCGCGTCTTGGCCACCTTCGGCTTGGGTGGGTTTTTCTGGTATTCAATCCAGTACGCCTTTTGGGATTTGTACGCATCGAGTGCCGTCACGAGCTCCTCCTTGATGCGCACGAGTTCAGCCTCCAGCTCCTCCAACTTTTCGTCGTGCAGTCGCTTCTTCGCCTCGTCGCTCAGACGGTCGTATTGACGCAGGGCGACGCCGATGTGTTCGTCGCACGCCTCACGAAGCGCCGCGGCAGTTCCGGGACACTCGTCGCGAATCATGTCGAGCTCTCCGTGCGCCTCGTTCTCAAAGTAGTCGAGCACAGCCTGTTGGGCCGACGGCCACACGGGGTAGTCTCCATAGTCAGAGGCTGACGCACGCCATTTACACCCATCGGCACAGTACACGCGACCATTTGGGCCCAGGTCAAAGCAAATGCCCCAGCCCATTTCTAGGTCCATGGTGACCCGCGACTTTAACACGTAATAAAAAACGGTACAAAAAACAAATGGATGTCCTTGCCGAGGCTGAGCGCAAGTACATGGCCAAGCTCTCAGGTGCAATGATTCCAGTGATGATCGACGCCTTCTTTGACTTGTACGCCGAGGCAAAGAAGCAGTCCCAGGGGCGCAAGACGCTCCTCCAGTACCAGGCGCTCCTCGTCGAGGTGAAGAACTGGAACAACGTGATGATGAAGCAGCACACGGATGCGATCATCAAGACGTGCTCCATGTTTCCCAACCTCCTCGCGGCCGTCTTTGTCATTTCGATCAAGATCATGTCCGCCGTCCGCATCTCTAGCGAGTCCAAGAAGCTCAACATCAAGCTGCCGACCAACGACGTGTTTGTTCACTCGTGCTACATCGCCGCCGCCGAGGACATGTACAACAGCCCCTACATCGTCGTCGAGGATATCAAGGATTCGGAGAAGCGTGTCCAGCTGCACGCGCGCTTTTCGCACTGCATCCGCAAGGTGATTGACGATTTCATTCCGGTACAGCAGATTCTCGACACGTACATCCCGGGTTTCACGGGTGAGTTTGACATGGATAACGGGATCGGACCCGACACGAACGGCGAGGTGGACGATGCGGAAGACACGCCGCCACCCGTGACACCCGAGGCGGCGACGCCTGCAGAGGGCGAGGGCGCTGAACCCGGGTCGGTTGTTCCAGAGACGCCGTCACCGACCGATCCGGTGCCCGGTACGCCAGCTGGTGCCGATCCAAACGGCGAACTCAAGGAGGTTCCCGTGACGCCCGCCCCGGGTCCGGCCCCCGCACAGGTTCACCACGAGACGCTCTTCGATGACGCACCCGATAAAAAATAGATGCAGACAGTAAATGGATCACTACTTTCGCGATCCGATGAGCGCCGGTGCGATTGCCGCCGCCGCGACGATTGCATATATTCACGTCAAGTCCAGCATGAACAAGGAGAAACTGCAGAACTCGGCATACTTCAAGCCGGCGTTTCTTGTCGGTCTGCTCGTCTATTTCATCGTGTCTCAGGGCGCGGGCTCGAAGGAGTCCATCTCGCACGATCCTTATTAAGGACCTGGCTTGGTTACTTTTTCCCGTATGTCTTCTAGAACCTCGGATATGTGGTTCAAATGTAAAAGTGTCAATACTGAATTAACAAGAGTTATATTACGTATAGTATCTTCAATGACACCCATTTGAAGATACTACGCGCCGAGTCTTAAAGGGCCGCATGATCCATTTTAATATAGCCTATTAGAATATGGCGCGCTCCAATAACGGCGGTATTGCAGGCTCTGGTATCTTTGGCGGTATCGGCTCGGTAGTCCAGTGCAAGGCGGAGGATGACTCGTTGTACTGCAAGTTTGCCAAGCTGATGAACATCATCGTGTGGATCATCACGATTGGGTTCATTCTCTACATCCTCAAAGGGTTCCTCAAAGCTTAAAGTCTACATGCGTCATATATCCAATGGCGACCACCGTCTCGGCTTTCAATGACATGATGCAGCAGTTCCTCGACGAGCTCGTACTCACCTTTCCCGAGGAGAAGTCGTTCGTCAAGTACCAGGCAACCTTCAGCATGATTCGCAAGACTCGGCCGCGCATGGTGCTCGAGAATTACATGAAGTCGATTGGCCCCGTGGCGACGCAGCTCATGGAGAAGAATGAGACGTATTTCAAGGAGAATGTCGACGACATTCCAATTCTCAAGGAGATGAATCTGATGAAGATTTGGACGGACGATCTATCCACAACCACCAAGGAGGCGATCTGGAAGTACCTCCAGACGCTGTACATTCTGGCGACGACGATTACGGCCCTGCCGGCCGAGACACTCAGCATGATTGAGAGCGTTGCCGAGAAGTGCGCCAAGCAAATGTCGGAGGAGGGTCTGTCGTCCGAGGAGGCGCTCATGAAGAACATGTCGGGTCTCATGGCATCAATCATGGGACCTGCAGGCGGTCTCGGCTCGAAAAAGATCTCTGAGTAAATCAATATGGACATTGCCCAAGAAGTGTTCAAGAAGGAAAACCTAATGGACTTTTGGCCGTCCGACCGTCAGACGGGTAAGGAGCGTGTCGAGGCGACGACACGTTTCATCGTCTACGCCGTCGTCCTGCTCTTTATCATACGGCGCGACGGGCGCGTCGTACTCCTCGGCGGGCTGGTCCTCGCCGTGCTGT